CTTATGTGCAGGCAGGAGAGGTTCAGGCGCTTAAAGGCAGGCTACAAAAGATTATCAGTAGACTGTTCAAAAAAGATGAATCCATCAAAGACGATTGTAGAATCACAGCCTTTAACGAGATGCTTCGCGAACAGAGCAAACCCTCGAAAGATGTTCTCCTGGCGGACAGTTTCAAGACCTGCGGCCTGGGATATCGTTTGATTATGCCAAATAATAGCGAGAGTGAGTTATCGCTCTTTAAAATCACTACACTGAACCCTATGATGGCATTTGTCGTGTATAAGAACGACGCATTCCGGGAGCCTATGCTCGGAGTATCATTTGTTATTCGCGATGATGGCACAATAAGGATTGCTGCCTGGAGCAGAAAAAATTATTTCGAGATTACCAAAAACGGTATTAATGGTGACTGTAATCCGACAATGATCGTAAAGCCTTGGATGTACGAAGAGATTCCTGTAATTGAGTATGCAAATGACAGAAACATTCTTGGAGCAAGTTTTTCTTGTTTTGAACCAGTTATTTCAATTCTGGATGAAATCAACACGGTAACTTCCGACCGGGCAAACGATATCTCGCAGTTCGTGCAGGCACTTCTGTGGTTCCATAATTGCGAACTTGACGAAGGGCAGAAAAAGCAGGTCATTGACGGCAACGGTTTAATTATGACCAAGAGCACCGGCGATGGTCGAGAAGCTAAAATAACGTATCTAACCCAAACACTGGATCAGTCATCCATACAGTCTTATGTGGATTATCTGAAGCAGGAAGCGCAGGAAATTACCGGTGTACCAATGTTTGGCATTTCCACCGGTGGTTCAACTGGAACAGCCACCAGCATGAGTAACGGATATTCCGAAGCTGATACCAGGGCACAGACGAGTGAATTGGAATTCGAACAATCAGAGCGCCGAGCTATTAAAATGATGCTGGCAATTGCCAGACATGATAAGGACCGGGACGATGCTGATATCGGCAGTTTGCGTGTTTCCGATGTTGGAATTAAATTCAGTCGGAACAAAACGTATAATCTGACAGATAAGGTGAATGCATGGGCTACGATGTTAAAGAATGGAGCTGATCCGCTTCGGGCGACAGAAATCGCTTCTTTCACAACAGATACACAGCAATTTACTATGGACAGCCTTGAAATGATTCGCAAAATCCAGGAATCTTATGCAGCAGGTAGTAACAATTCAGCACAAGAACCAGACAGCGGTAAAATCATGCAAGATCACAGTGATCAGAACCAAAACAGCCCATTATCCAATAGCTTGTGATGAGGTGGCGCAATGACATTTTTTAGTTTTGATGAGATAAATGCATTGTATGGTGGAAAATCAGGAAGCGTTTCAAATGCGCTTGAATTAAAACGTCGCAGCATTCCTTTTGAACAGTATTTCGGGGAAATGCAGATAACTGCCAAGCAAAAACAGAAACGTGAAGATTTCGCAGAAGAGATTAAAGCGTTGCTGCTTTTTTATTTTGCGTATATTCAGATATACGGTGGTGCTTCTGCAAATGTGTACAGAAGCGATATAGAGGCTATGTTCCGCAGCAGATATACAGATTTAATTAAGAAGCATAAGAGTATTGACGATTATATGCTGCGATACATTAATAAGTCCGTTACCGATATTACTTCCGTAACAATACGTCATGCTTCTGGACAAGCTAAAGAGGATCCATATTATTTTTCAGAAGACCGCGCAATTGTGATTGCCGAAAATGAAGCAAATGGCATTTTGGGGTATGACGAATTTACAGAAGCTCTTCAATCAGGCAAAACACGTAAGCAATGGCTGACCATGAAAGATAAAAAAGTTAGGGACACGCACCGGGTTCTTGACGACAAAATCATAGGAATAAGTGAGTTGTTCAATGTCGGTGGCTCCATGATGTTGTTTCCGAAAGACATATCGCATGACCCCAGTGATGAAGAGATTATGGGATGCAGATGTTCAATTAAATATCTTGAATAACATGGTAATAGCACTCGCTCTCTGGCGGGTGTTTTTATATGCGACAGAGAAGCCGCTATATAAATTTCGCAAACTGACATGAAACTTCGGAGATGAAGTATAAAAGCGCAAATTATAACAGGCAGAGAAGCCTATAAACGCAGGAGGATTTAATAATGGATTGGAAAATTTTACTTGGAAGTGCTTACACTGAGGGGATGACAGACGAAGTGGCTCAGGCAAAATTTAATGAGTTGTATATGCTGAAATCCGATCATGATAAGGAAACAGCAAAAAATAAGAGTCTGATCGACCAGTATTCTGCACAAATCGCAGAGAACAAGCGCAAGGAGCGTGAGCGGATGTCCGAAGAGGACAAAAAAGCCGCCGAAGAAAAGGAGCGTTGGGATGCATTGGAAAAACAGAACAAAGACCTGCAGCGTTCCCTGAAAATCAACGAGCTTGCAGCATCTTACATGGACAGAGGTTTCGACAAGGCTTTTGCGACTGAGACTGCTACGGCTATGTACGATGGAGACAGCGCAACCGTTCTCAGCAACGAGAAGATTTTTGCAGATAAACGGGAAGCCGCGTTAAAATCAGCCTGGGAGAAAGAGTATTCTGTAAACCCACCGGCAGGCAATGGAACAGGTAAAATCGACTTCTCCAATGAAATTAATGCGGCGCGGGAAGCAGGAGACATGGTAGCGATGGCTTCATTTCTTCGTCAGCAGGCAGCCGCAAACAATGTAAACAAATAGTGATCAATACCGACTATCAATAGAGATAGTCGCTAACCGGGCATAGATACCGGTAGAAAGGAATAGAACATGGCAGATGTATATGCAATGAGTCTTGGGGTTCCCAATTACTCAGGAATGCTTTTTAACAAAGGCAACACAAAAACACCGTTTTCTACGATGATCGGCGTAAGACGAAAATACACATCCAGCACAGAATTTGTTACTGGTCAGGAGTTTGAGACCGCAGAAGGCAGTCAGCCGGAGATTTCCGAGTCTCAGTCTCTGACAGCCCCGGATTCCTCTGTAATTACCAGAGAGCAGAAAACAAACGTAACGCAGATTTATCAGGAATCCATCGGTGTATCTTACGGTAAGATGTCTAATATGGGTACATTGAGCGGCATTAATATCGCTGGTCAGCAGGCCAATCCGCTTAATGAGGAAGATTTTCAGGTAGCTGCTAAGATGGCAAAAATCGCCCAGGACATTGAATACACCTTCCTGAACGGTAAATTCCAGAAAGCCACAAGTGACAGCGTAGCCAATAAGTCTAGAGGTCTTCTGGAAGCGATCACTACGAACGTCATCGACGCTGAAGGTAAAATGCTTGGATTTATGCTTCTGTGTGAGCTGTTGAAATCCATTGAGGAGTCTAACGGGTCTCTTGATAGCCTCGTGCTCGGTCTGGATTCTACCAGCAGATTACAGTTAAACGCTGATGCGGCGGCTAATGGTCTTACAATCGTAGAGGCTGGCAGAAACGTAAATGGAATCTCCGTCGACACTGTCCTTACACCACTTGGTACCGTTGGTCTGAAAACTCTTAAATATCTTCCGTCCGGTACCGTAACTGTATTTGATCCGACGGTGATGGCTCCAGTAGAGCAGATGGTTCCGAATAAAGGTAATTTCTTCTTAGAAGAGCTGGCTAAGACCGGCGCAGGCGTTAAGAAACAGATTTTCGGCCAGATTGGTCTTGACCACGGCCCGGAATGGTACGCAGGTAAGATTACTGGTTTGTCTACTGCAATTCCAGCGAATGAAGACATGGCCAGAAAAATTGTGTCTGTGGGAAAATAGAAAGCTATAGCTCAAAAAGCCGTTCTAGCGTAACTGGGGATCCTGAAGAGTCCCCAGTATATACGGCTGATGATTTGAACGCCATGACGGTGGTCAATATCAAGTCTTTGGCTTCAGAACTGGGTTATAGCATAACGGCGACGAAGAAAGCAGATATTATTGAGGAATTTCTGGCGCAGCAGTCCGGAGAGTAGGTGATGTGGTATGGAAAGCAAACTTCTTGAGGAACTGAAAGTTTATCTGGAGGAGAATGAAAAAGACAAGCTTTTAACTATCTTAATTCAGAGGGCGATAGATAACGTTAAACTACGCCGTAATTATCCGGACACTTGGAGTGAAGACGATATCGACAATGACCTTGAGAAGTATTACTATGTCATATTTGATGCGGTTGTGTATGCCTATACCAAAATCGGTATAGAAGGGCATAGTTCGCTTTCTGAAAACGGTATTACTCGCCAGTGGATTAGTGAAAGCAGACTATACCTGACCGTTGTGCCATTTGTGAAGGTGCTTTGACATGAAAAATGCGAGGATAAATCAACAACGGATTTGGTATGCCACATACGAAAGCGATAAGCCTCTTCTGGATGATGAAGGATTTGAAACAGCGGAAAACGTCACAGGTTATAGCATTCCAGTTGAAATCCGGGCAAATATCTCCCCGGCAAAAGGAAGCAGTCAAGAGGAACTGTTTGGAAAAAACCTGGATTACACAAAGATAATGGTTACCTGTGATACATCATTACCAATCAACGAGTTTAGTAGAATCTGGGAAAATAAACCTGTTTTACTTCCAGACGGAACGGCAGATGGCGATTCCGCTGATTACTCGGTGGTTCAAGTAGCAAGAGCACTTTACTCGGTAGCTTATGCACTTCAAAAACTGCCAAAGAGCGCGGGGTAAAGTAAATGTCCAGAAAAATAAGTTTCGGATTGTCCGTCAAAGAAATTAATATAGCAATCCAGGAGATTCGCCAATACAAGGCCGACCTTAATAATAAGTGCGAAGAATTTTGCAGGAGGCTATGCGAAGTAGGAGCAGAAAAAGCGAAAGGGAAAGTTTCAGAATCGCCTCTTGGCAAAACAATCACAGTATCGACGGACATTGACCCCAAAAAGACCGGATGTAAAGCAATTTTGTATATGTCCGGTAAAACATACCAATCCGAAGGATACGAACCAGTTAATACAGCACTTTTGATCGAGTTTGGCGCAGGCATCCACTACAATCCCGAAGACAACCCGAAGGCTGCCGAGCTGGGGTATGGCATCGGAACCTTCCCGGGTCAGATGCACGCTTTCGAGGATGGTTGGTATTTCAAAAACGATAATGATGAGTGGGTATACACTCATGGAACCAAGGCTACTATGCCGATGTATGAGGCATCGGTGGAAATGAGAGATAAAATTATGGAAATTGCAAAGGAGGTATTTGATGGATGCTAGATGTGCAGAACCGGGTTTTAACAAGGCTTAAGCAAAATAGTACCGATATTTGTACAAAATATACGACCGATACATCAGAGACCCCTAGCGAGTTTCCATGTGTGTATTTCAACCAAATAGGCAGCCGGGAAACAGCTACCGATATGGAGAACAATGAGAATGCCATAGAATCCACAATCGAAATAAAGGTATATTCGAATAAGACCCAGTACGAAGCCCGGAGAGTAGCCGCCAGACAGGCAGACATCCTGCGTGAATTAGGCTATCAGCGCTTTTACGGGCCAGAACCAATACCGAATGCCAGCACAGGTATTCATCGTGTAGTAGCAAGGTTCCGGCGGATAATCTGTGTTGGGGAAGAAAAGTATATGTAAGAGGCAACGGCCTTTTATTTTTATGCAGCAAATAAATAATCACCGGTCATCAAGTAAGGGTGGCCGCTCACCTGAAACAATTACAGGAGGACTTAATTATGGAAACTATTCAGGCAATTAGCACCTATAAGGCCCGTCTTATGCGTGGCACAGGAGAGTCATTAACATATTCAATGTTGATTCCAATCACATCCTTCCCGCAGATTGGCGGTGCGCCGGAGCAGATTGAGACTACCACCATGGAAGACATCATGCAGACGTTTATTCAAGGTATTCAGTCCGCCGAGGCAATGGAGTTCGGAACATGGTACGATTCCGATGCATACGACGAGCTCAAGAAAATCGAAGGGAAAAAAGAAAAGTATTCTATCTGGTTTGGCAATAACGGCGATGGCGCAGCGGGAAAATTCAATTTCGAAGGGCAGCTTGCTGTTTATATCAACGAGGGCGAGGTTAATAGTGCAATCGGTATGACTGTCAGCATTACCCCGAATAGCCCGGTCACCAAAGCGACGGAGTAACCAGATTTATTGTAGCATGGATGGGGCGGTTAATTCCGCCCCTGTTTTTACATTATAGGAAAGACCGCCTGCGGCGCTCTCTTGAATTGAAAAGTGCCCGCCAGGAGGCGGGCACAGCAAACAGATGATATTAGTTTTAGAAGATATAGAAGCCTTCTTCACCAAAATCATCATCTAGTTCATCGTCATTCAGGAAATAATCCATATCCAGAAGTTCATCTTCGCTCATGTGGCGAATGTCCTTAGATGTCATTCCTTCTGGCGGGTTTTCCATATATTTTTTGCGTAGTTCCTCGATATCTGGTTTCATAGTATATAATCCTCCTTTTAGAGGATTATATCATAGATGCCGAAGAAAAGAATCATGCAGAGGAACGCTTTCCACGAGATTTGGACATTGCTTTCTCGTACAGTTCTTCGAGGGATACGCGTTTATGATTGTAATAAAGTTCAAGAAACTCCATTTTGTGTTTGCAGTCAGGACATTCCAATGGATCATAGCCAAAAGAAGAAAGAATCGCGGTGCGCCATTGGTTAAAACTTCGATATATATGGTGTTTACTTTTTGATATTGCGCGATAGAGTTTAGCATCAATCTTGCGGTGTCTGGCATAAAGGCCACCATAACGTATCATCTTGAAGTGTTTTTCCGGGATATGGCGTATCAGCCGCTGGATGAATTCGATGGCAGGAATTGTCTCCTCTATATATTGATCGTCTTCATGGCGATTGTAATGGAAGGTAACCATTTCGCCGTCATAACTGTCAATCCTGGAAGTAGCAATGACAGGGCGGCCAAGATAACGGCCAATGTATTTTACAACTGTTTTTGGATCGCAAAGATTAGGTTTTGCATAAATATAGAATCCCTGTTTGTGGTCATTGTAACATCTGGCTTTTGCTTTTTTGAAAGAAGGGCCGATTTTCGCTTCCATTTCATTCAGGAGGGCAGTACGGAAGGCATTGCGCAAGAATGTGTAATTAAAATGTTTTACATGGCGCCAGAAACCATCGTCACTAAACCCACCTTCAGAGATGAGGCAGTGGATATGAGGATTCCATTTGAGGTCTCTGCCGAATGTATGTAAAACCATAATGAATCCAGGTGTGAAGTTTTTGGATTTATTCAATTTAGAAAACATACGGGAAACAACATTGTTAACAGCATGGAAAAGGCAGTTGAGCAGAGTTCTGTCTTCCAAAAAGAATTCACGGAGATTTTCATCGATCGTGAAAACGCAATGACGGTGCTGAACATTGACCAGTTTGAAGGACATACTGGTCGTGCGTTCCATGGCATATTTGTTACCGCAGGTGGGGCAAAAACGGCTATGACAACGAAAAGGAACAAACTTTAACTTTCCACAGTGAGGACAGCCGTACATGGCTCCTCCGAAAGAGGGATCACCACAGTTGATCATTTTTTCAATATTTTCCATCTCAGTTTTTCTGGGATGAAGAGTATATTTTATTTCTTCATAATAGTCGGTAAAAATTTTCTGTAAGATATTCATAAGACTATTATGAAGGAAAATGTTACAAAAAGAAACCCCCTTTCCCCTCAAGATTGAGGGGCAGGGGAGTTGAATAGGCGAAGCCTATTTTTTATAT